CATACATACATGATATATATACCCGTCAGGATGCAATACAAACCAAAAATACAATTTGGAGGTCTACCTCCCGTCGATGTCGACAAAAAGCGAAAGCAACGAGCTGGAGCTCGCCAAGTGGTCAAGGAAGATGGGCTGGAGTCCAACACTTTCACAACCTATGATCATGAGGTTAAATTCGAGAACATCAAAGCGAATGTCAATGTTTGCCGTGTCAAAAATGACGACCCAGAGACAGGAGTCGGGGTCGCTAAAGGCGCGATATTGGCTGGCGTTCCGCTCACTGTACCAAGCAACACAGCTGCTGCGACCACACATGCCATGAAGAAAAGGTGTGACTACAAACCTTCTCTCAAGGATATCTCCTCCTTCCGTAAGGGCCATGAGCTTCTCATGGCTAAGTTCGATCGGTTGGAGACGATTCGAGTGGACAAAGATCTCATGGATGAGTACTTTGCCACATGTGAGCCCGGCAAGGCAAAAAGGTTGTTGGAAGCGTTGGATGAGGCGCAGTGGAATAGTGAGATGGATACAAAACACGTGTTCGCGAAACAAGAAGTCCTCCTTAAGGAGCATAAGTCCCAGCCGCGCATTGTCTACCAAGGAACAGATATGTACAATGCGCTTACTGGTCCTGTTGTGATGGAGCTGAACAACAGGATGAAACAGGTCTTCTCAATGTCCAACCCCAAGAATACCGGCAATGTCGCACTGTATGCGTGCGGCGCTAGGGGTGAGGAATTGGGAGAGATCATGGAGCAGGCTAAAGGCGTACCTGTGGAGAGCGATGCAAAGAACAACGATGGCAGTCAACCAAAAGAACTTAGGAAGTATGAGGCTATGTTCTATTGGAAATTGGGTGCGCCAGAGTGGTTCGTGAGAGAGTTTGCGCGTACTATCAAGATACGAGTGTGGACCCGTTATGGGATCTGTGCCCCTATCGTTGGTCAACGTTGGTCCGGTGAGACGACGACGACCACCGGCAATTCGTACACGCATATGGCATTGATTCAGGCTGCGCTGGAGCGCGCCTCTATCGAGGAATCCACGAACGTGCATGGCGGGGACGACTACCTGGGATTTGTCGTGGGTGATGAGTCCAAGTTCAAGGCTGAGATTGAGAAAGTCTTCGACGACACTGGAATGGTCGCCGAAGTAGTGCCTCAGAAGGACCGTCATTATGCTACCTTTTATCGTAAGAGGTATATCCGCGGCACCATTGGGTGTCGTCCAGTCCCGCAATTCGGGCGCGTGTTGGCAAAAATTAACTTGAGGCCTAATCGAAACACTCAAGTTAATGATCGTGATTACATGAGCGGCAAGTATTTGTCTGCCGCTTATGAGCATCGGCACGTGCCCGGGATAAAGGATCTCTTGCTCGCAACTAGTGCGAGACTGTCTGACAACCCCTATCTCGATGTTCGAACCTCAAAACTGAAGGAGATGGGGGGGAGGGATAACGTCCATGCAATTGTGGCTGGCGTTCGGGAGCATTCGATCGACGATTTTTCCTCGTATCTTGATGAAGTCTATGGCATTACCTATGACGACCTTTTCACTGTTTATGAACGCACCGCTCAGAGTTGCTTGGACTACTGTGAGGGCTGGACGTTTGTTGGAAAGGACGGCAAAGTCAACAACAAGAAGGGGAATTCAAAGTACATCGCGCCTAAGATGTCCGGCGATACAATCGAAGCGCTCGTCCGCATGGA